CCTGGGCATGGACATGAGCCTCGCCCGTGCGCCCGCTGCGATCGTATCCCGGAATCTGTAATAAAGATCATCGTCCATCGTCGTCGCCGTATCGAGCGGCACGAAGATTTGCTTGATGTAAAACCGCTGATCCTCGGCCTCGATGCCATAGAACTTGATGTGCGTCGTGTCCGGCCAGGTGAAAAACTTCGTGCCCGAGATGGAGATTTCGTCGAGGTCGTCCTGGTCGTTCAGGAGCTTGATCTCCTGGGCGTCCCACTTCGCCCCGTCGATCCGGAACTCTGTGAGCAGGATCGGGCGGCCATCCGTGATGTAAGTGGCAAGGTTCACGTTCACCGAATCGTTGTCCGCCGCTACGATGTCCGTTGATAGCACGTCATGCTCGAAGGCCTTCTCGAGGATGTGCGTTTCCTCACAGAACTTGATGATGGTCCTCAAGACGGCCTCGTCGACAAGGACGTTGGGGCACCCCATGACGTCAGGTGCCACGCGCCGGGAGATCTCGGTGAGGTTGGTCGCCATGGCCTACTCCTTGTCCTTGAGGATGACCCGGGTTTCTGTTTTCGTCTTGCCCGCCCCGAAAATCAGGTACAGCCCGATTGCGGCCACGAGGACCGCGACGAGCTTTTCGCCGTCCGGGCTCAGGGTGTATCCGAGGCCTGCGATCCACTCGATCACCTCCGCGACCATCTCCTTGAAGATGACGACGACGGAGCCGAGAACGGCCAGCGTTCCGGGGATCGTGCTTTTCATTTCCTTTACGCGCTCAAGTATTTCGTTCATACCAACCTCACTGCTTCCTTGAAGATTCCGAGTTTCGGCATGTCCGCGGGGGTCGGGGCCTCGCCGCCGATCCCGTAGCAGACCGCACAGTATTCCGAGCAAAAGAGCTTGTCCATCTGCGTCGATACCCTGCGAAGGCACAGGCGCAGGATTGATTGATAGTCGTAGGGGGTCCCGATAAAGGACAGGGCGCACTCTCCGACATGGGACCGCTTCACCCTGCACTTCTCTTCGTCCAGCGGGAACCACCAGACCCGCCCGTCGTAGTGCGCCAGCCGGGCCGACAGGACGTTGAGCACCACTCCGTCCGCCAGGGCCTCCGTCGTGAACCGCCTACCCTCGGCCCCCTCGTACTCCGCAAGGCGAATCACCAGGGACGCATGGGAGTATTCGGACAGGGTGCGCCAGCGGATCGCCTTGCCGATGAGCCGATCACTGGACCACATCAGCAGGTCCCCTGTCTGCATCTGAGTCTTGACGTTGTGATAGACGGTCAGGTCGTTCATTTCGCCGCCACCAGCAGCGCGAGGGCGTAGCCCATCTTGTAGCCCTCCATCCCGGCCTTCATCTGGGCCAGATAAATCTTGTAGGCGTCCACGTTGACCTCACTACCCTTGAAGATCACAAGCTCCGCGACGATAGCCACCTCTGCCGCAAGGGCCGGGTCGTTCTGGTAGCCCGCCGCGAGTTTCGCCAGCCCTTCCTGCAGGAGTACGCTGAGGGCCTCTGCCGTGGTCCCCGTCTCGATGGTCTGGATAATGCCGTCGGCGGCCTTGGCGACAATCTGAGCCGTGGCGGGGTCTGCCTTGCCCAGCTCGTAGCCGAGCCTGTGACCGGCGAGTTTGTAGAGCACGGCCTGAGATGCATCGTCGCTTACCTGGATGCCCGCGCAGCCCGCAAGGAACAGGGCTGCAATGAGAATTGCAAAAAGCTTACGTTTCATTTCTTCTCCTCCTGTGCTTAAAGTAGACAGCAGGCGGCTGTCTTAGATTCGTTCGATGGTTTTGCCTTCGTCACTCATCAGGAACACGGGGCGGTGACAAAGAAGCTGCCCAGGATTCCCGTTCCGCTCGTACCAAAACTCAAGGCGAAGATTGGGACCCTCAGCCTGATTCACCGGAGGGCAAGCAATCGGTTTGTTCTGGTCGTCCGTGAAGTCTTTGCAATCCATCCGAGAAATAACCGGCTCGCCCGGATCAAGGGTCCGGTATTTGCAGAATTCAACGCCGTCAATCAACATCGTCTGTCCGTTGTGGAAAAACTTAATAATCATCTGTCTGTCTCCTTATCTGCCTGCCTGCTGTCTTTTACTTCCAATTCGTTTACCTCAAAATGGTAACGCAGGAAGTACATCTCCCCGTCGTTCATCTGCCCGTGAATCTCGACCTGCTTCTTTTCCGTGTCTATGATGGCTTTCGTCTTCATGGTTTTTGCGTCTTGATCCAGTTATAGAGCCGCAGGCACCGCAGAAGCAGG